GAAGCATCTATATAGATGCATTCGGTTAACTCTAGATAGTCACTTACGTTGCTTTTCACAGTCCCTCCTAAACAGAGGTCAACTGTCAAGCCACGAGACTTACTAGCGTGATGTCAATATATATTGGCATCACCAAGTGACACCAACACGTCAATCGGTCGACAAATAGCCAGCCAGCCTTCTACTGGATACCTTTTGGGTAACCGTACGTAGAATCTTGACTGACTCTGAGCCTTCCGTAGTCATTGAGGCACGAAGCCTCTTTGTTTTCGGATCGAAACGCAAATGAACACTGACAATTATGCCAGTTTTATTGTTCAAAGCGTTCAGGATGATGGGTAATACATTCATCATCACTGCTAACAGAGTAAACCACTTGAGCGGCATCTGCGGCTCACTGGTTTGAGTTTGTTCTTTCATGGGAACTTGCTCCTTTCAAGAAAAGGAATTTCGCCAAAGACACCTCACGGTGTCAGAGACTAGGATTCCTGGCCGAAAAGCTTTCCGACCATTGTGTTGTCTAACCAGGTTTTAAAACCGGTTATTAACTGTTCAAGTTGCGTCTGGGTAAAGCCATATTCTGGCCTATCCACCACAACATAAAAGCCGAGAGTCTCGTAGTCCGACTTGTTTGAATCAAGCGGATCTACGACGATAGCTCGTTGATCGAGCCGTGCCAAGGAACGGATTCTTCCGTCCTTTGTCACAGAGTGTGAAACGACCAAAGCAAAAGCTTGGTCTGGCATTTGATACTTCGCTGAAGTACCAGATGTCGACACTCTAGGCATCGACTTTTGAACAGTATTGATTGTGACCACTTGTGGGTCAGTAAGTGCCATGGTTGACCTCCAAAGTTAAATGGACGTTAATCTTGGTAAGACTATCGCCTGTCCAAAGCGATAGCTTGGTTAATTACCAAGCAGATATGACTCTAGTTGCCCGACCATCTCTGTCGAGATAGTTTTAAAGCAGCCAGAATCGCTAATTGGCGTGGGGTTAAATCGTCCCACGACAGGCTAAATCCATATGGGCTACCTGATTCGACACGTTGCTTGGCATCAATTACTTTTTGCCATTCTAACGTCATCGTGCCGGTTTGCCGGAAAGGAAGAATCTGACGAAACTTCCGAACGGTTTGCCGACGATGTGATAGATACAGGTAGTGGTTCACGACACTATCGACTGACATATCGGTGATGAGATCAACATGATCTCCAACATTCGAGAACCAGTCGATAAGCCAGGTCCAAGGAGTGGCACGGTAGACATTTGACGGGCTTATTCTGAGACCATACAACATAAGATTACGTTGCATTTGGTTCCAGAGCGAATTAAATTCGTTTAAGCTAGTGTCAAATTCAGGACGGTAGAACGAATACTTACCCGAGGCAGTGACGAGGGTTTGAACCTCCTCAACTACTTCCCAAGTAGGTGTCGTTGAAAAGAAATGGCTATCAAGTGCAGGTGTAATTATACACTGCGTGCCTGATGCCATCCTTACTTCCGTTTTGGTATCTACCAACAACGATCTCCTCCTAGTAGGTTTACCTTTTATTAAGCTAAGATGCTTAATATACTTTGCCGAGGCAAAGTAAGCGGCCTGAAGCCGTTTTATGTCACCTATAAAAGGAGCCCATCCGAATTCCTTATTCAGGAATTGATTCGCAATCTTTTTAGGTTGCATCATCTCTTTACTTGCATTACCGCCCATGGATTTCCATACATCATGGAATCCAGAAGCAGTAGTACGCAACATGCGGGGCATATCACGCATTTCTGCAAGAAAGACGAATAGGCTGGCTTTTTCAAGCCGGGGCTTGGTCGATGACCAAGCTCGATCTTTAAATCCAGTCGTAACAGGGAACAAAGTGGATCCTAACGTTAGGACATTTTTAATGTTAGAAACATCAACGCCTCCCATTGTTGATACACTCGGAGGGGAAAACCCTCCCACATATTTCTGCCAGTAGCTCGGACTTGAATCCGACTGGCGATAGTATGTGCCTACCCCCTGTAGCTCATAAGGAGCCATGCGGTTGATTTTAAGGGATTTAAACGGGCCACCTTCGTGATAAGGGGGACCTGCGTGGAGTTCATCCGCGCAGAGTTCACCTATCACGTAAGGTAGATCAAAGTCGAAATCAATCACCTGATTGGGTGATGGATGCCAACTATTTGTGTTAGTATTCCATGGGTAAACTTTACCTATGGTCATAACACCCTTCCGACGAGTAGTCGGAAGGACCCGTGACCTTACTCGATCGTATGCCATTGAATTGTGTCCTCCTCCTAGATGGACGAAGATCCATGTTCTTGCGAACATTGCAACTGCAGGATTCTTCGCGTAATAGAG